CAAGAATGATAGAAAACCCTTCTGATGAAACTTCAAATCAGTATTCTAATGCTGTTAAGAAATATAACATTGCTTTTGAAGCTTCTATAAATTCTGTTGTTAGTAAGACAACAACTTATGAAGAAGGTAATAATGCCCTTATCAATTCAATTGTGACACTTAAACAAAAAGATAAAAAAACTAATGAAGATCTTACTCAGATAGATGTTTTAGAAAGAGAACTAAGACTACGACAAGAACTACATAAAGGACCAGAAAAAGAAGGGGCAGATATTAAAGCTAGTACATATATAACTGTAGCTAAAGGTGCTTATGAGAAAAGTCTTGCCCATTACTTAGGAAATGGAAATTATACAGTAGATTCTGTTACTGGTAGTATTATCCCATCTGGAGATGCAAAGACAGCAGCACTGGGTATTATCCATGCAATGCAGAACGTAATTTCCCAATTTACATCAAGAAGTGGTGAAAATAAAGGAAAGGCTTTAAGTCAAGGTCATGCTGAAGCAATGCGAACTGTTGGTATTTATGTTGATGAAAATAATGTTCCTAGTATTCCAGCTTATTTAGGTGAAAGAGCAGCAGGAACTCCTGTTGGTGCTTCTCCTACTGGATCGCCATTAGTAGTAAAACCAGCCCCTTCTCCGAATCTACAAATACCTAAAGCAACACAACAAGCTAGAGATGTTGATCGAGCTAGAATTATTAAAGATGAATTAGAAAAGAGTCAAAGACAATTAGCAGAAGCCAGAGATCCAGATATTAGAAAGCGGATACAGGGTGATATTGATGGCTTAATAAGTGAGCTAGGAAGGATGGGGGAAAAAGTTACACCTACTGCACAACCAACCGCTGCTCCTGCCGCCCCTGCTGTTCCCCCTGCAAGTGGAACGAAAATGACGCAACAAGATGAGTTGGCTAAGAAATTTGTTTTAGATAATGCAAATAGCAAAGATCCCGATATGATGAAAGACGTAGAATCTATTAGAAATAAACTAAGAAGACTATATGGCAACAACGCTGGCGTTTGATCCCAGAGCTTATTTGGCTGAAGAAGAAAAGCCTGAAAAAGCTTTTGATCCTAAAGCCTATTTAGCCGAAGAAGAAAAACCAAAACCTCCTGCTCTTGTTCCTGAAAAGGACAAGGGATTTGGCACGTTCAATCCTATGGCTGGTAAAGCAGCTACACAACAAAAGAGAAGGGAAGAAAACGTCAATCCCAACGAAATCTCTTTTGACAACTTATATACAAACGACAAATACTTTAACACCATCTCTCAGTTTTTGAAGGATAGACAGGGAGAAAAGGCTGTTGAAGGAAAGTCTAAAGAAGACGTTGCTAAAGACTTTATGTCTTATATGCGTCTTTCTGGCGGGGCTAGTGAAAGAAAGATTGTTGGTGAGCTTTCTTTCCTTAATAGCGCCACTCCAGAACAAGCACAAAGAACAGCAGAAGCCCGTGAGATTACAGATAATGTGGCAAGTTTCTTAAGCAAGAAAGGCCAGAAAGGATTTGCCCCTGTTGTAGATTATTTATATGGGACAATGGCTCCGTGGGAAAGCCCTACTAATTGGGCAACAATGGGGGCTGGTTACTTTACCACTGCTGCTATAAAGAAAGCTGCTGTTGATGTTGGTCTTAAAGCAGCCCTTAAACAAAACTTAGGGAAGGTGGCGTTGTCACCTGCTATATCTGGCGTTTCTAGTGGCATTAGTGATGTTTCCCTACAAAAACAAGAACTACAGATTGGTATTGGTGTTGCTGAAAAGCAAGTGCAAGATTTAAAAAATCAATGGGAACAGCTTAGTAGAGAAGATCAGATTAGGAATGAAAAGAAGTTTGTTGCTGCTTATGAAAAAGCTGTGGCAAACTTAGTAGAGGCTAAAGGTAAGAACGTGAGTGCTGGTCAAGTGGCAGCGGCTACTGGTGTTGGGGCTGCTGCCGATGTCTTGTTAGGCGGTATACCGGCTCTAGCAGCCTCTACAGCAACGCCAAAGACCCTCAAGGGTATGTTACCCCCGCGCACTCCCCTTACGCCTTCTACAAGCCCTCTGCCGTCTGGCACAGCAAAGCCTTCGTCTACCACTGCTGGCCTTGAGTTTATGTCTGGTAGAGAAATTAAAGAGACATTAAAAGCAGAGAAAGACTTTGACCTATTTGAAGGTAGAGCAAAGCTTGATTTACAAGGTGATCAAACTGATGTAGCTAAAATGCAGGTGAGGCAGGATGTCAATAAAAAAGCAATAGACATTGCTGTAAACATTTGGCAACAAGCACCAGAGTTTAAGCCTTTGAAAGATGAGCGTATTGGCGATGCTATTAGAAGAACAATTAGAGATGTAGATACAATTGATGACCAAGCCTTTGAGCAGTCGCTAAAAGATGCTGGTGTGTCTGCTGCTGACTTTGCAAGAATGATGGGTACTACAGCAAGTGATGCCGGTAAGACATTGCAGCAACTGTCTGTTGTTGCTCGCATGGAAAACAAATTAAAGGCTATTGATCCAGCAGCAGCTAAAGAAATTGAAGCGTTGTATGGGAAGAGTTCTATTGAGGGACCATTTTCTTTGCTTTGGGATGGTGTTAAGAAGCTTGATAGAAACTTAAAAGCTGTAATGACTTCTCAGCTTTCTACCACTATTGCTAACGCTTTCTCTACAGCTAATGTGTACACATTTAAAGCTGCATCAGAACTAATTGAATCAGCGTTGTATAGAACAGGCCAGACATTGGAAGAAGTGTCCACTGGAAAGCCAGTGACAGGCACATTTAAAGGTGGCTTAGAAGGTGTTTGGAAAGACGCAACAAGAGGTATTTTCTATCTAAAGAATGCTGGTCTTTCTGCTGAAGTTACGGATGAGTTGTTAAAGAATAGCAAAGGACTTAGCAGCCTTATTACCCGCACTGTTGGTGAGAATGCTCCAGATGAAATATTGAAACCAATTAGGTTGTTGAATACACTGAACACAGCACAAGATGCTTTCTTTAGAAAGGCTATGTTTGCTGCCACTGTAGACAAACAACTTAGTAGAGTTGGTTTAGATATGTACCAGCTTATTGCAGACAACAAAACTATTCCCACTTCTGTTCTTAAGAATGCTACCAATGAAGCATTGAGGGCAACAATGAGCGGCATGCCGGAGAATACTCTTTTGAAAGGGGCTGTAAGAGCTATTGAAGCTGCTGGTCCAATAGGTTCTGTTTTTGCTCCTTTCCCTAAATTTATGGCTAATGCTCTTGAATGGCAAATGAAGCATATGCCAACAAGCTTGGGTACTGGGGCGGTAGATATTGGTAGGGGTATTAATCTTCTAAAGAGTAATGAAGCAGAAGGTAGAAAGCTTCTCCTATCTGGTTATGACAAAGTGGCTAGCGGTACAGTAGGCACTGCTGCTCTTTATACAGCAATTAAAATTAGAGAAGAAAATCAAGACAAGAAATTTTATGAAGTTGGAAGTGGAGATGGCTCCACCGTAGACACTAGGGTTTTGTTTCCGTGGGCTGGTTATCTAGCCATTGGTGACTTGTATGTCAAAGCTAAGGAACAAAAGCTAGATCAGTTTGATTGGAAAGGATTTAAAGACACTGTGTTGGGTTTTAAAATTCCACAAGGTGCTACAGCTTTTGGTATGGATAAACTTGCTGAATACGTTACTAATGCCAGCGAAGAAAGAGGGGATGTAAATCAACAAGAAAGACTTGCCGCTGCTGTTGGTCAATTTGTTGGTGAATACTTAGGAAGAGGGCTGGTTCCTTTGCAACAGGCCAGCGCAATCTTTGGTGCTTTTGATAGAGATGAAAACATACCAAGAGATTTTAAACAAGTACCAGCAGGAGATGAAGGGTTTTGGACTTCAATGGGGAAAACGCTACAAAGCAAAACCCCAATACTAAAACAAGGGCTTCCAGAAAAAGTAGAAGCCACCAAGAAAGAATCTGAATTTGATGACAGTGGTTTGTTGAAAATGTTCACTGCTATTCGCGTTCAAAAAACTCCTAATGAGTTGGAAAGAGAACTGAACAGGCTTAATGTAAAAAGCAACAAAATCTTTTCTTCCACTGGCGATCCTGTCATTGATGCTAAAGCTAAAGAGATATTGGCTCCTCAATTGTTAGATAAGATGTATCCAGCTTTGAAGAATGACAAGCTATTCCAGCAAGGTAATGATGATGTTAAGCGGAGTATGATGGAAGACTATCTAGCAAAAGAACAAGCAGCCGCTAAAAAAGCCGCTATTTCTTTTGATGTAGATAAACAAAAAGAAGAAGGGAAACAGTCTAGAATCTTTGCTATTCAATATGGTAAACTGTCTGCTCCTGATCAGAGAAGAACAGCGCGTATGTATAAAAATGAAACAGGAAAAGATTTGGCAGAAACAGAAGACTATCAAGGGGCTATGTCTTTATACAAAGACATTGATAAAATGACTAAACCTTCTTCTCCTAAAAAGTTTAATAAGGGTGGTTTAGCTTCTAGAGAAATGCCAAAAGATGAAGCGGAGTTTCAAAAGTGGATTAGAAATACAAGTTGGTTTAAAGAGTTTAAGGCTCAGTACAAGGAAGAGCCTGACTTAAACACTAAAGACTATGACTATAGGGCTGCGTGGAAAGCTGGTGTAAAACCTGAACGCGACCCGTATGACAAAAATCGTTTTCATTGGCCCTCGTCGCTTCCAAGTGGTCAAATGCTTAAGTCAGAAGACCATCCAACTGCATGGAAAGAATACTTTATGCGGGACACGGGTGTAAACCCTGATGCTTTAGATTTAAAAACACAAGAAGACGCAAACAGTTATTTAAAAAATAAAGGACTAGGAGCAAGACGGTAATGGCTAAATCAACACCAAGAAAGCTGGAATACCAAAAAGCTTATAACGCCAAACCATCGGAAGTAGACAAGCGTGTTAAGAACAATGCTGCTAGAAGAGACGCTATTAAAGCAGGGAAAGTTTCTGTTGGTGATGGCAAAGATGTTGCACATAAGAAGTCTTTAAACAATGGCGGTGGCAATCACGCATCCAATTTAAAAGTAGAACCAAAGAAAACTAATAGAGGTTGGAGAAAGGGATCTGCTAGTTACAATCCAGATAAATAAAGGCACCGCCGGGAGGAATCGAACCTCGTGCCATCCACCCAATTCTAAGGATCGGCTTAGAAGACCGATATCGGGGTCGGCGGTATATTCTTACGGGCAGAAAAATACCGATCGGGAATATTTTGACTATATCTTGTATAAATCTCTAAAATAATTACCGAACGGGAATTAAATTCCTAGCCCTTCATCTACATCATCCCATTGTCTAACATAGAAGTGTTTCCCAAATTCTTCTATTAGGCTTTCAGGATATCCTTCCTTAATAAGCCATTCATGAAAGTTAAAACCTTTCTTGTCTAGCTCTTCTTTATCAATAAGTTTAGGAAACCCATATCTCCACCCTGATGGTGGATCAACCCACATTTTGCTCATGATTTGCCTCTTTCTGTTTAAGCTGGTACAAGTTGACATAGTAGCCCCTGTCATATCCCCTTTGCCATTCCTTTCCTTGAATTGTCTCAGGATCATAATTGTTCACCATCCAATTGTTAAAGAATGCGCGATAGCCTTGATCAAACTGAATACTCAATGGAGGCAAGCGTTCTGTTTTCATATCGTTTCCTTTAGTTGAGAAATTTTTAGGTTGTAACAACTAGATTTTACGACATACCCATTAGAAGGGTCAATGGTTCCCTTTTCCATAAACACAGCATCTTCAAAATATTGTTGCTTGTTGTATACACCTAAGTACCAGCCAACAGATAAGTCTTTCTTAACGCGAACAAATGCATAGTAGTGGCATTTTTGATTTGGGTTAAAAGCAGCAATGGAACAATCGTATGTAGGCAAGGGAGCTACACTAGTAGACTTTGTTTTTACATCTACTAAAATACCGTTAGGCAATACCAAGTCATAGTCATAGGTGTTTTCTAAGACACCACCCAACACCTCATTGGCAATGGCTTCTCCAATAAAGCCTACAATGTTCCCTCCTCCACCAGTAATTGAATTGTGCAGCTTACCCATTGCCACACTCTTTTCCCGTGCTTCCAAGAGCATACTATCGCTGATAATATGCTCAATCATGCTTGTCCCCATACATCATCCCAACTGCCTGTTACAGCCCCTTTAGCATAGTCTGTAACGCGCTGTTCAAAGAAGTTTGTATGGGAAGTTCCTAACATACCATCAACCCACGGCAAAGGATTCTTCTTCACTTTGAAGATTCCTTTCATGCCCATAGCAATTAGTCGCCTGTCTGCGATGTACCTAATATATGATTTAACTTCTTCCTTGCTGAGTCCCTCGATATCTCCGCTGATACCAAAAGCCAAATCAACAAATCCATCTTCAAGCGTAACCATTTCAGTTGCAATGGTCTTAATATCTTCTGGTGTTGTTTCATGCATATTCTCCTTAACGTATTCACGATAGAGCTTAATCATGCCTTCAGCATGCTGAGTCTCATCGACAATAGACCAAGAAATAATCTGCCCCAATCCCTTAAGCTTGCCGTGTCTGGCAAAGTTTAAAAGCATAACAAAGCTGGAAAACAATTGCATACCTTCTCCGAATGCGGAGATGATGGCAATCTTCTCAGCCATTGGTGAACAAGAAAGCCTTTCAAAGTAGTCATGCTTATCCACCATCTCTTTGTATTCAAGGAATTCGTTATATGTAGATTCTGGTAGTCCCAATGTTTCAATGAGGTGAGCATAGGCTGCTACATGTAACGCTTCTCTAGCAGCAAAGCCACTAAGCATCATCTTGATTTCTGGGTGGTTGAACATTGGGATGTAATGCTCATGATAGCCAGAACCAATGTCAATGTCTCCTTGAACAAAGAAGCGCAAAATCTTTGTGAGGAGTTGCTTTTCTTTTTCTGTTAGCTTTTCTTTGTAGTCTTTAACATCCTCAGACATAGGCACTTCCGTATGGAGCCAATGACTTTGTTCATGTTGAAGCCAAGCGTCATACGCCCACGGGTATGAGAAAGGTTTAAATGTAAGTCTATCGTCAGTAAGCATTACCAATGCCTCCATGTGTTTGCAATAAATAAGTTCTTCTACTCATCAGACCATCGTCCACACTTACCGCATTGCCAGTTAATTCGGTCAGTGTAGTAATGACGTTTGACTTGACCATTGTGGAACCAATCGCACCACCATTTTGAAAGCCAGTCAGTCATAGCCAACTCCTATTAAGAACATATTTTTTCTTACCCTTTTCCCATACATCAATCTGCCGTTCCTTAAGCTTTAAACGCTTGGCGTAGTACCGCGCACGGCCTAAATGTTTAGTTGCAATAAAGTTTCTGCCGCCTCCTTTGGGGTAATCAATCCAACGACAACATACATAGTAAAGTTTCTTGGGCCAGCAGTATTTCATTTCTTTCCCCTTGCGCGGATAGCGTTAGCAACACCGCTTGGGCAAGTGTCGCAAGTCGGCTCATACGATTCGGCTACGCTGGCGCACTCCTCTCTTTCTTTCTCCACAAACTGCTGAATATTTCTATAAGCTTGGGAATAAATACCTTTCTCTTTTGCGATAAATTCAAAACAAGGAGAGCATAAGTCCCCAATGAACCTACCTTCATATCGGTTGTTTAAACAATTTTTGACAATACATTTCATGTCTTTATCCTTCACAAGCTAAACAGGTTTCTCCATCAACAATAGCCTTCAATGATACATCATCCTCTAGCTTTTGCCGTTTGATTTGCGCCCCTACTTTGTCTGCTTTACGCACCTTCTCACTCCGTAGATAATATAAACTCTTCAAGCCTCCCTTCCATGCCATGAAATGGACAGCATGTAGATACTTTGTAGATACATTAGCAGGGAAGAAGAGGTTAATGCTTTGTCCTTGATCAATATAAAACTGGCGATCACAAGCAAGCTCGACAATCCAGCGTTGATCAATTTCCATAGCAGTCTTAAACACTTCTTTAATGCGTTCTGGCACTCCCAAATGCTGAACAGACCCATCATTAGATGCAATGGATGCCCATGTCTCATCATCATTCATACCAATCTTTTCTAGCTCAGCTTCAAGAAACTTATTCTTAGTTACAAAAGAGCCACTAAGCGTGTCTTGCTTGTACATGTTAGCGCGATAGGGTTCTACAGATGGGCTTGTATTGCCCATGATAAGGCTGCTAGAAGCGTTTGGAGCAATAGCCATATGATGACTAAAGCGACGGGTTATGTCGTGGTATTTAGCGTCTGGACAGCTTCCTCTAGACCATGCCAACACCCTGTCTCCTTTAAGACACTTCTCTTGAATGTGCTTAAAGATTTCTTTGTTTATAATCTTAGCCAGCACACTGTCAAATGAAAGCCCTTTCTTCTGCAAATAAGCATGAAAACCTAAAGCACCAATGCCAATGTCTCGCTCACGCATTGCCGAAAACCTAGCCCTACTAATAGTGTCCGGTGCGTTGTCAATAAAATATTGCAACACATTGTCCAGCATTTCCATTACATCTAAGATGAACAGATCATTGTCTTTCCAATCTTCGTAGTATTCCAGATTCAATGAAGAAAGACAGCACACTGCTGTACGCTCTTCATTTGTGGGTAAAAAGATTTCAGTGCAGAGATTGCTACCATTGATGGAAAGGCTTTCCATTTGCAACCAATAGGGCAGCTTTTCGTTTGCCGTATCAATAAAGATGAGATAGGGTTCCCCGGTTTGCATGCGGAGTTCAAGGATTTTTTGCCACAAATATTTAGCAGAAATCGTTTCTACCACCTTTCCGGTTGCAGGGTTCCTTAGTTCCCAATCATCATTAGTGTTTTCATCTTTCATGCATATTTCAATAAGCCTCATGAAATCATCAGAGATGTTGATGCCATGATGAAGATTTGGTGTACGAATGTTTTGATCACCAGTGGGCTTTCTCATTTCCAAAAAAGAAATGATATCAGGATGGTTAATATCTAAATAAGCAGCATAGCTACCACGCCTTGTACGTCCTTGACGATATGCCAATGACGAAGCGTCATAGATTTTCAAATGCGGCATTACTCCAGTGGATTTGTCATCACTATTACGAATACCAACATGGACACCAACGCCACCGCCAAACATACTAAGCCAATTGGTTTCAGATAGGTTGTCCACCAATCCTTCGGCACTATCGTCGATATAATTGAGAAAACATGAAATGGGAAGACCGCGCTTAGACCTACCAAAACTAAGGATAGGAGTAGAATAAGAGAGCCAGTGTTTGCTGCTATAGTCATAAAGCCTCTGTGCATGTTCGCTAGATGAAGAAAACATTTTAGAAACAAACGCAAATCTTTCTTGGGGACTTACTTCATCATCTCGCATGTAGCTTTCTTTAAGCCTCTGCATACCCAACTTATCAAACAAAGCATCGCGTGTGTAGTCTATGTTCATGTATTCTCCAGAGATAAAAAAAGAGGAAAGACTATCTCTTTCCCCTTTGAGGTTGGTTGGTATATGCGTTTATTATTTTTGTGTAAAGGGAACGTCCACTTGTTGTTGCATTTTTTGAGAAACATCGTAGCCATAAACCGTTGACAAAAACAAAACAAATCGTTCAAGAACATCAGACCATCCAGCATCAAATGGTAGATTGATAGACGCATTAAAAATATTACCTTCAGAATCTTCTGAACAGAATTTCCAGTTAGTAGTGTCCACTATTTTATTCCTTAAACAAAGAAGGGAAGAGACTTTCAATAACAACCTTGCATTTATCAGCTACATCCCTATGTTCTTTCTGCGTTGCTTTGTCGCATCTGACATCTAGGTAGTGTAGCCAACTACGAAGTGTACCATTCATGTAAAGCCTAGACAACATTATACCCTCTGGCAACACTTTCCTAGCAACTTCTTTTGCAATGCCATTATCTAGTGCCTGATGATAAGCGTCTAGCGAAGTGGACAGCACCGTCTGTTGTAGGCTCCACCAATAACGATAAAGTTCCCTGTCTTCCACTTCAATAGAGTTTTGTCTATTCTTACAATCTTGCAAGCGAGGTTGAGAAAACTCTGACTCGCTTGCAATTGCATAGCGTTGACTAAACTCTTGGAAGCTAAAGCTCCTATGCCGCAACATTTGTCTAGCAATGTCGCGGGTAGTTTCAATCTCCATACAAACATTGACCATCTCGAAAGGTGACCAATGTTTGTTGTCAATCAAATACTTTAGGAGTTTAGGAGCAGTGTCTTTATTGTCTTGGTTCCCCGGATTAGAAACCCTTGCCATGTAAGCAATAAGATTTTCTCCATCCGGAGTAGCCCAAATCAATTTAACTTTAGACATTGTTTTCCTGTAGTTGATTCTCTTCTGGAAGCTCTTCTTCATCTTCAGCAAACAACTGAGTAAAGTATTGGTCAGCTTCTGAGTGAGGCATGAAGTAATAAAGCAAAGTGTAACATGCTGACGCAACAGCGTCATCCATTTCTAAATCTTCTGGATGTTTGTCTACAACAGGCAATTCAATACAACGCTCATACGTTTCTTTAAGAACATTGACAATAATTTCATCAACTTCTTCGACACTCAGTCCTTTGTTAATACAAAGGTTTTTCAACAAAGAAACAAGACCAACTTTAACAAGACCAGTGCGAGCGTCATCGTCACAAGTAAAAGACATAGTGGCGCTACCATCAGCATGTTCAATCAAGGTTTGAAGTTCAACTTTTCCATTAACCATTTTTCTTTCTCCTAAGTTTTTCCGTATCAGTTTTTAATTTATGACACGGCTTACACAAAATCTGGAAGTTATTAGCTTCACAGAACATACGCTCTACATACTCGTCCCAACTAACAAAACCTTCTTTACCTACAACAGGAATGATATGATCTACTTGTACATCCAATCCAACAAATGTTTTAGTGCATTTAGCGCATTGGTAGTGTAGGGCAAGCTTTCCTGTTTTGGCATTCACCTTTCTCCCAACACTAGCTTTCTTTAACACTTCAAACTTTACAGGCCAGCGTCTTGATGCCATTCGCAAAGCAGAGACAATAAAACCTCTCCACCTTGCTTCAGTCCATTGACCACTATTTCTAGTCTTCTTCGTCATGCATTCCTTCGATGTCAACATATGCAATTGTTACATCATCTTCAGTTGCTCCCAAACTAGTAAAGGCTTGTGACAAAGCTTCTACCAATGCTTCATATAGCACTTCTTCATCTGCAAGCAAGCCAGCAGGAATTTCAGACTTAGGAATATTAATTTCCAATTCAGTAGTAATAGTAATCATTTAGTTCCCTTTAATAAAGAATATCTTCAACAAGCTTCGCATAACCAGCTATGTCATGCCAATGATCAATCTCTTGCGGCTGGCCTCCATTAACAATGCGAGCAATCTTGTGACAAATCATATCAACACTTTCTTTCATTGGCATAGACAACCTATCATAATTCGCACCCATTCGCACAACGTCTTTTAATTGCTGTGCTGTAGTAGCAAGGGTTTCGTAATCACCATAAAGAGATCCCCTGTCCTTTAATGTCTCATCAATATTCAATGTTTACTCCCAACAGTTTTAGTACGCGGAGTTAAAACATTCTTATCATCATCCCTAAACTCTACGTTTTCGCTTTCATTATAAAACTTATCAAAAAAGCGTTCAATAATCTTACGCGCTCTTTCATCTGAGTCCATTAAAGGAATAACAGACGCCATAAGCATGGCAGTATTGAGTAGACAATCAGCGTCTTCCTCAGACATTTTATTTTCTACTGTTCCAATGATCACCTCAAATTCCCCGTCCCAATTATCAGTATAATTAGTAGGACGTAACACAATACATACGTCATTGGGTTCTGTCTTCAAGGGGGTTTTGTCCATTTTTCATTTTCCTTTCTTAGTAGATAAAGTAGTTGTGCATTTTCATGCACACGATTTATATCACCTTCGTATGCATCAACACAAGCATCATACATTTCTTTCTCATTAGTACAATCTGCTAATATCTTTGCAGCTTTAGCAGGACCAATACCTTTAAGACCAATTATATTATCTGCTACATCTCCAGATAATACCTGCTTATAAAAATTTAATACAGCAGTGGGTTTATCTACATAATATTTAGTCTTCTTTACAAAATTGTAATGATGACCAGATATTTGATCTAAATCTTTATCTAAAGAGACAATGACACAACCGTCCTCGCCAATGTTAGTAGCTGCTATAGCTATGTCATCGTCTGCTTCTTGGTCAATAGAAACTGTTGCTCCCCAGTGTTCAATTAAGAAAGACCTTATTGGGTCTAAATGTTTGGGTTTTTCAACGTCTTTTCTATTACCTTTATACTCAGCGGTAACGGCAATCTCTTTGCGGAAATTGCCTTTACCTGTTAAGAATAACTTAAAGTCTGATGCCTCTGGAACTCCTAATAAAAGAATATCTGCAATGTATACATCCAAAGTTGAAAGAGCTGTAACTACATCCTCATCTTTGCATGCAAATGAAATTCGATATGCAACTATATCGGAGTCCAAGAGGGCAATCATTAATCAGTCATCCCAACTTTAGCTTCCTCTTCATCAAACAGTTCACCCATTGGGCGAGCCGCTTCGATATTAGCAGCTTTACTTTGTTGCCTTTGAATCACTTCATTGCGAATTGCAACGAACAAATCAAAAGCTTGCTCAAGAGGAAGCCTAGCCAACCCATTCAAAATCAAAACAACTTGAGCTTCGTTCAATTCAAACTTGAACAAGTCATCATTCATAGTACCACCTCTTCGTCTTCAACGGACTCAACGCCGTACTCCACCAAATCAGTTACGACAAGCTTAACAAGAGAGGGGCTTACGCCTTTCTTGTTTTTATACTTCCACTCGTAACTGGAAACAACTGCGCGGCCTTTGCTATTGTTTCCAATATTGCCAGTGATTTCAATACCATCAGCATCATAAGCGCGGATAGGATTGGCCGACTTACAGGTAACGTAATTACCCATCTCTGCTTTGTCTTCACGGCTAGAAACACTAACGCCCATACCTTCCAATGCCGCAACAGCAGCTTCAGAAAGATTGCAAAGGTTAACTTGATACTTGCCTGACATTTCGTTAGGCTTGCTCAATTGTGCCCAAAAAATATCACAAGCAATCTTCACACGCTGTTTGTCGTTAGACATAATAAACTCCAAAGTTTAAAAGAAAATTCACTAGTAACGTCAGTGACATTCACGCCAGTTGTTTCCGATCTTCCCTTCCGCTTCAACTGGACAACGAAATTGTAAAGCATTTCCCGCTAGACTTGCCGCATGGATGATTGCTTGCATAGCCTCGTCAGCATCCTCTTCAGCAACTTCCCACTGCGTTTCGTCATGTACGAAAGCCACAAGTTTAGCATCGATACCTTTAACCTTCAACAACAGTGTTGCTTTTATGAGCCACTGTTTGGCAATAATAGCCCCTGCTGATTGAAGCAAAGTATTCAAAGCCGCATGCTGGCTTCTTATCCACAATTGCCTACCGTCAAGCCCCGGCAATGTGCCATGCTTTTCTATAGTGGTTACAATCTTAGACTTAAGCTTGACCAATGCTGGCGTATTGGTAAGGAAGTTGTCGATTAGTGTCTTTGCTTTTCCAGTGGTTACACCAATAGTAGATGCAATCTTTGCAGGACCAGCGCCATAGAGCATGGCATATGTCAGAGTCTTGGTGATGTTCCTAGCTTTCTTATGCTCGCTGTTATGCTCATCCTTTATCGTACCTTTAGGAATAAGTCCAAAGCTTTGAGCATTACGCCAGTGAATGTCACCAGTTAAAAGCTCTAACTGCCAATCACGATCCTGCATATAATGAGAAAGACATCGAAGCTCAATACCAGACAAGTCAACACCAACAAGACTTTTTCTTTTGGGGACAATAAACATCTCACGGCATTCTGCTCCATACGGATTACCAACAGCAGGTACTTGCGCTAAGTTGGGGCTATGGTGACTACAACGTCCTGTAACAGCACCATTGGTAATAATGCGTCCATGAATGCGACCGTCTTTACCAACCAATTCAAGCCAGCTATTGATTTGAGCAACACGTTTCTGAAGCATTAGATATTCAGACACTAGCTTTGCTTCTGGTAAATCAATTGTCTCCAGCACTGCTTCATCGACAATGATGGAACCCTTCTCAGTATGCTTTGAAAACACTACTCCCAGCCCCTGTAAGCGATCCGCAATCTGTTGGCGACTACCGGGGTTAAAGACAGTGGTTTTGTCCTTCAAGGGCTTGCCAGTCTTCTCTGAAATACGTTGCTCAACAATGGGAGGGAATACTTCCTGCATTTTGTTTTCAATGTCAGCCATACGCCCAGACAATTGTGCTTGCAATGTCATGGCTTTCTGCTCATCAAAAGCAAACCCATTGTTCTGCATCCTATTGCAGATGACGGCAACGTCATGTTCCCAATTAATACTTTGTTGGGCAAACTTCTTCATCTCAACTTGAAGATGATTGAATAGTTCGTAAGTGACGTTTACGTCTTGCACACAATAAGTGTACATCTCTTCGCTAAAGCCGCTATCAAAATCAGTGAAGTTTCCTTTAGCATGTCCAAGTCTAGCACCCCATCCTGCTAATGAGTGCTTCTCTTGTTTTCCATCCACCATGATAGGGTCAATGTCAGGCTTATAAAGCCTAGCCATGACAAGAGTGTCAACCAAAAGCTCATCTGGAATGGTGACATTCCACACACGACTAAGAACAGGAGCATCGAACCCAATAATGTTATGGCCGCACACTGATACATCATTTAAATACTCCTGCAATCCATTAGGAGAAAGCCAACGCATAAGCTTGTCTTTGCGGGTATCATAAGTAACGCAAAGCCAAATCTTATCGTGAGTAAGGTTTGTTTCAATATCTAAGAATATCATCTACTGATCTCTATAGAAAAGGTTTAAAAACTAAATCAAAGAGCGGGTTCTTCCTCAATATGTTCCAGCATTCTCCCTGTATGTTTATTGTAAAGCAATTGACAAGCGGGTCCAGTTGTTCCGCTATACCTATTCTTCAATACTCTGACATGCGTGAGATTGCGTGTTTGTTCATCAGGTGCTTGACCATTCCGTTCCAAACCAATAACCATATCAGATAGCTGAGCAATGGAACCGCTACCGCGCAATTGAGCCAATGACGTAACTGCACCTTCTTCATGACCTTTATCCGATGGACGTTTCAAATGGGAAACAATAATGAGAGCAATGTTAGTTTCCTGTACTAACATGCGAAGCTTAGTCATGATCTCATCAATTGCTTTACGCTCATCCCCATTCTCTTGAGCAGAGATGATGATGGAGATATGATCAACAAAGACATATTTGCAATCAAGAGCCTTTGCCATGTAACGAACACGACTAATGATGTTATCGATTGATGTACTACCAAAGTGATCAAACAGGAAAATCCTATCCGTCCCTAACGTAACATCAAAAGCATTACGCTTTTCTTCATCATTGACAACAACATCTGGTAAATGCAATGGCATGTTAGCCGCTAGTGACATTAAAGACAAAGATGTTTTCTTTACACTCTCTTCAAGAAACATCAAACCAATCTTGTCTTCTGTATGTTGAAGCAAATGCCAAACAATTTCTTTCAATGTTTGACTCTTTCCCAATCCAGAACCAGCGGTAACACAAACCAATTCGCCTTTACGAATACCGTATGTCAATGCATTTAAACCAGTCCAAGGATATAAGCAATCTGCTGGAGCCACCGGCTTAGCAATAGCATCCCATAAGCTACTGCCACACACGATACCATCAGGAACATATTGTTCACTACTCCACCAACGCTGAACGAACGAAGCTTCTTTGCTATCCTTGAGCCAATCGCATGCATCTTTGTACTCCGGTAAATGCTTAAATACTTTTGCTTTGCTCCCAAACAATTCAGCAATTTCTCTCGATGCTTTAATACCTACCTCATCACCATCAAAACAAACAACAATGGTTTCAAAGCTGTTAAGATATTCGTATTGTTTCTTGCAGTCTTTAATTGCTGATGCCGCACCATTGCGAATAGAAACACAAGGATATTTGCTTCCTGTCATTTGGAAACAAGCCAATGCATCCATCTCACCTTCTACAATGGTGATGTATTTTCCACCAGCGGGAAACAATTGTTGACCAAACAACAAACCATCTGCCCATTCACCATCAATAGTAAATTTCTTTTCTGCAATGTCTCTGTATTTAACAGCGACAATAGAGTTGCTATTGTTGTAATAAGGAAAGATATAGCTATTGTTTTCCCTAACAACACCATACCTTTCCGCTGATGCTTTTGTTATTCTGCGATCAGCAATTGAAACTGAAATACCTTTCTCATAACGTAATGCTGACATAGGTTTTTTCCTATTTGGTTGTTGAACAGTTTCTGAATTTCCAATAGTAAATACGTTGCAAACAAAACATTTACTACTTCCATCAGCATTGATTGCTTTGCCATCACTGCTACCGCAATGACTACAAGGTTGATGCGTTTGTATAAACATAAAAATTATTCAATTAATTTTCTCATTCGCATTGCTTCTGATGACAGTGCTAATGAATGTTTAATATATGGACTTAATGCATAAGGACTACTATGTCCTGTTATTGACATGATATTGTGTAAGGGAACTCCGTACTCTAGCATCTCTGTCAAGGCTGTACGCTTTAAATCTGAAAGTTGTAGTTCAAAAGCAACACCAGCAGCCTCTTTTATTTTGTTTGCTATTTTAGATACACCAGTTTCAGTATAAGGCAATAGCCCTCCTTTGCCATCTGGCTTTGGTGAAGGAACAACATATTTCTGCCATCCGTAGTCTTCATATTGTTTACTAAGCATTGCCATTAATTCTTTGCTTGAAGGGATGGCTGTTGCTTCTTTCCGTTTTGTTTTTCCTATTGTTACATTTCCTGTTTGTAAACAATAATTATCCCACTGCAAAACCCTCAAATCCCCTACTCTCTGCCCCCACTCGTGAGCCATCTGCACTATAAGCCCTATAGAACGGCCCTCAAACCGGCTGTAGGCGACGTTTAGGAACCTGCTGATATCTTCCCTAGTCCAGCACACTGATCGACGCTTAGCGAGCCTGCTATCGACTTCCCTGACAGGGTTGTATTTTATCCACCCTTCACCCACTGCATACTTGAAAAGTGCTCGCCACACTGCCAATGAATGATTGGCTGTTGATGGGGTTTCTGCATAAGTCTTGTCATATAAAGATTGCCACATTGGAGTTGTTAGCGTTGATATATCTTTAGCTAACAACTCCGGTGAATACCATTTGGATAAAAAGTATTGATAGTCTTTTTGAGACTTTTCAGAAAGACTTTTAAAAGTATCAGATTGCAAGTAGTTTTTAACAACCACCGACAGTTTCTTATTCTTCATAAAAAGTCTTCCCTTCTTTTTATCTCACCAATCAATACGGCACTTTCTTTAATGTCTTCTATGACAAGCGCGGCATGATCTTTGGATATTGCATAGAAAATACTTAGAAACTTTGTATTTTCTGTTTCATACCCCATCACATAAGGCTTCCATATCTTCCCTTCGTTGTCTTTTATTGGTTCCACAATTAGCTCCTACAATGTTGAAAGGGTGGGGTTGTGTTGTTTTTAAAAAAGCATCAAGCCATTGATCTATTCTTTTCAATTGCTTGCGGCGGTGAGCTAAATCTTGCGGATTATCACCCTTCATTTTCTTTCATCTCCACGCTAACGATATAGGGGTGGCTATAAAGGCCACAGCTATCAACAAATGTTTCCATTTCCCATTTGGATTCAAATGTTTTCCAATAAGTATGTCCGTTTTCAAATTTCCAATGTAAAATGTACGGAGCCATTGTCTTTCCTTTTCTAAAGGAAAGCCGCAACAATGTCACGGCTTTCTGGTTTAATTAAGCGTGGATGAGTGCTGCAAATGGGCCGCGAATAACGGCTTCAATGTCTTGCTCAATGCGAAGACGCTTGCGCCCATCATCACTATCACCGCGAGCTTTATCAACATGGGTTGACATATGCGTTAGCGTATTGTAGACGCGATATGCATTGTTTCCCATTTCGTAGCTATTATGAATAGCCACAATGCGTTCAAGCATTTTCTCATTGATCTTTACAAGACCAGTATTGGTTTTGTATTTGGCAACATGATCGCGGTAGAATTCAACAGCGGTATCTTTGTCAATCCTAATCGAAACCATCTCACGCATTAGGTCTGCGTCAGATTCCAATTTAGGCAACCAACCACTGGCAATTGTGCCAATTAATTCAGGATCATTCATTGTCGTATGCTTTTGAGCAAAGCCAATGTTTTCCCTAGCACTAATCATGCCATTGAGACAAGCCAAACGCATAATCATTGCTTTTACTTGGCGTCGAACAGTTTGATCATGCGAATCAGAAATAACAATCTTCATTTGAGCGGCTTCACCCAAACGCTTTTCAAAGTTGTGATTGGGCAATACAATCTCTGCTCGCATTGCCGCACCATTGCCAATTGAATCAGCTTTGACAATTGCATTTGAAAGATCGAGAGTTGATTCCTTCAAACCATCCCAAAGACTTTCCCACATTGTGGTGTAATTGGTAACAGCATGCCGGGACTTACCATCACCAATGATTGCATCATTGAGTGGATTAATAACCCAGAACATATTAGGCACAACATTACCATTGCGAGTAACAGGCTCGCGAACAGGGGTAAAGTCGAGGGAAGCGGGTAGGGTAGGGGTAGTAAACATTAAAA